GCGACGGTGAGCTGGCTGAAATTAAACAGATGGGTCAAAAGCCCAACGGTGGATTCGGTACGTCGATTTTACCAGCCGACAAAGTGCTGTTGTTTTCGTGGAATCGCAGCGGCAACAACTACCTGGGCTTTTCTGCGTTTCGTTCCGTCTGGTACCTCTGCAAAATTCGCGCGGAGCTTTTGAAGCTTGCCGGCATTTCTCTTTCACGCGAAGGCGCTGGCGTCCCGGTAGCTGTCTCGCAAAGCAACGAGTCAACCCTTGATGCCCAACAGCGTATCGACCTCGAGCAACTGCTGGCAAATATTCAGTACCACGAGAATTCAAGCGTGGTGATGCCGGTGGGTTGGTCGATTGAATGGATTTACTCGCCGGGCGCAAACAAGGGCCACATTCTCGAGGCGTGGAGCCAGCTTGGAAAAGCAATTCTCCGACAAGTATTTGCCATGCAGCTGTCTCTCGGAGCCGACTCTTCAAACGGTAGTCGTGCAGTCGGAGAGGTACACGACGGGACTGCCGACTCATTTGTGCAAGGTGTGCTCGCGGGAATTGAGGGAGCGATCAACGGGGCGGGCCACCGTCCTTATGAGGGCCTCCCTCGTAAAATTGTTGAAGCAAATTGGGGCCCGCAGGCCGGGTACCCGAAGGTAAAGCTCGAGTTGAAGCAGGCCAAAATCAACATCGAGACGAAAGCCAATGCCGTTCAAACGCTCGTCTCTGTTGGCGCGTTGACGCTTACGCTTGACGATGAAAATTCCCTACGCGAGGCCCTGGGCTTCACGCCCGTCACTGCGGAAATTCGCGACGCAAAGAAGATCGCTGCGCCCACGCAACCCACGCCAGCGTTCGCCATGGCGGCCGAGGCTTCGCCCTTTGTGCCCGCGCGTCCGCTGCGCTTTGCAGAGCAACGGCTCGACCTTCAGCGACAAACTAAATTCCTGGCCGAGGCCCGCGAAAGCTTTGAGAGACAAGTCAGGCCGGTAGTCGTCGAGATGCTGGTGTCTGCGCTTCCAGAAATCAAGACGGCCATTTCGGACGGAGACCCAAGCGACGTCGCTGACGTGTCCTTGGACACCAAGAGGCTTTCTGAAGTTGTGCGTAAATTCTTGCGGGCTGCACGAGTGGAGGGGGCCGCGCAAGTTGAAGCAGAAACAAAGGTTGGAGCCGAGAAGATTGCTGAGAAGCGAGCGGCTGGCATCGTCACCATGGCGGCCGGTGAAGGTGACGAGAAAGACCCAAAAGAAATCACAGAAGAAACCGATGAAAGCCTTGAGGCTGAAGAGAAGCTTATCAGTCGACGCATCAAGAATCGCTTGGCCCAGGAACTCGAGGCCGAGGCTCTGCAAGGGCAACGCACGGGAGCCACTGCCGCGGACATGATCAACCGAGTGGTTTCGCGGCAGCTCGAGACGGCCGCATTCAAGGGTGACGCGGGCGTCATCACCACCACCGCGTGGAATCTTGGGCGTGAAGAAGCAGCCAAGAAGCTCGGCACCAAGACGGTGCAGTACTCGGCCATCCTCGACAACAAAGTGTGCGGGCCATGCGCTGCGCTCGATGGTGAGGAATGGCCTTTCGACAGCGCGGAGCATCGGGCGAATTTACCCCCTAACCGAAACTGCGACGGCAGCTCTAACTGCCGATGCGTTTTGATTTATTTGCAGGAGGACGACGAATGAACGTCACAGCTTTCAAGGCTTCGCTTGCTAAAGAAGTGCAAGCCGCAGTCGAGCCAAAATGGAATCAACTTTTCGTTGCTGGCACTTTCTACCGTCAGGACTTTCCTGAGGGCATCACGCTTGACGTGAAAGCATTCGAGGCCATGGTGGAAAACTGGAAGGCCTCGGGCCGTCCAGAATTGTGCGTTGATTATTTCCACTGGGGTGGATCCAACGTCACGCAGGTTCCTATCGAGGACAAGGTGGCCTCAGGGTGGATCCAACGCTTGCGAGTTCGCAATGGAGTCCTCGAGGGCCTCATCAAGTGGACAGACAAGGCCCGCGCAAAAATCGAAGCGGAAGAGCTCAAATATTTTTCCCCATACTTCCAGATGGACGCGCTCGACCGCACCTCCGGGAAAAACCAAGGCCCGACTCTCTTCGGTGGTGGCCTCCTCAACGACCCATTTTTGACGTCTCTGCCGGCAGTCGCGGCGAGTGCAGTGCAACCAACAACGCCCGAAACGGCAAAAACAAAGGAGCAACAAGTGAATCCAAAACTGATGAAAGCCGTTTGCGCGGCTTTTGGAATTGCTGAAAATGCAACAGAAGATGAAATTATGGCGGCCGCCACGAAATTAATGGCGCCTCCTGTTGAAGAAAAGAAAGAGGAAGTGCCGGCCGTGACTGCCAGCGCAACCCCGGAGCCCATCGCCGCCAGCGCGTCGATGACGGTGAATAGCGAAGCGATTGCATTGGCCGTCGAGCCCGTGCGCATCGCCCTTGCCGCTGCTGTCGCCCAGACGAAAGCCCTCGGCCTGAAAATCGAGAAGCTTGAAGGCGAGAAGTCAGAAGCCAAAACCGTCGCCCTCACCGAGAAGCTGTTTTCTCAAGGACGCCTTTTGCCGGCCAACCGCGACGTCGTGGCGAAAATGGTGAAAGCCATTGGGCACGAAGAAGCTGAAAAATACTTCAGCGCGATGCCTGTGGTTGTCGACTTAAAAGAAAGAGGCCTCGGCCCAATCGAGGGCACCTTGGGCGACGGCAGCGCATTCAAGAAATTTGAAGCTGTCATCGATGGCATCGCAAAAGAGAACGGCATTCCACGGAGCGCCGCTCGTGAATTGGCCACGTCGCAACACAAACAACTCGCGCTTGAAGCAAGCAAGAATTCTTAAAGGAGCCACACCATGCCAGCTGCAAACTACACGTCCCCTATTGTCCCTTTCTCGTTTCTCGCCGGCGGTGCGATTCCCGCTAACTCTGCCGTGAAGCTGTCGGCCGCCGACACTGTGGTTGTAACCTCGGCCATCACCGACGACGTCATCGGATTCGCGCGTGCCACTGCTGCAAGCGGCGAGCGCGTTGAAGTCGACACCAACAGCGGAAGCATCGTCAAGGCCATCGCTGGCGGTACTGTCACCTTGGGAGAGCAAGTTATGCCCAAGGGAAGCGCCACTGCCGGAACTGTCGTGACTGCTGCCGGCGCAACCGCGAAGTCGTGCGGAATTGCGCTGACGTCAGGTGCGTCAGGCGAAACGATTCAAGTGCTTACGCGATTCTGCGTCAACGGCCCGGCCAATAGCTAACCGCAATTTCAAAAAGGAGATACCAAAATGCCATACGCAAAATCCAGCTACATCACTAATACAGCCCTCGAGTCTGTTTGTTTTGATTTCATGTCGGAAGCCAAAGACTTTGTTGCTGACTCTGTCTTCACGGTGAAGCCCGTGAAGAAGACGGACATGAAAGTCTACCAGGCTGACACCAGTAAGTTGCGACGGTACAACACTAAGTCGCAAACGGACTCACTCGCCGGAATGATTGACGAGCAATTCTTTACCCGCAATTTGACGCTTGCTGAATACAAGCTGGGCAAAGAAATCAACCCCCGCATCGTGCGAGATGCCGACATTGGCGCGCTCTTTTCAGAAGCCCGAGCCGCGAAAATTGTCACCAACGCATTGATGATTGACCGCGAAGTGTTGGCTGCAACGTTGGCCACCACGGCCGCGAATTACGCGTCAACGCTGTCGTCAACCCTCAGCGGCGCATCGCGATGGGATGACGCAGGCAACCCGGAAGCCGCAAAGCAAACCGCAGACACGGCCGTCCAGGCGCTGTCAGGCATCAAGCGATTGAATGCCATGGTGTGCGACGTGCAAGTCATCCGCGCGCTGAAGTCAAACGCTGCGTTCGTGGACCGCACTAAATACACCAAGGGCAGCCCGGTTGACTTGGAAGCGATGAAGTTGTTCTTCGATGTCGATTACATCTTCATTGCTGGGTCGACGTACGACTCTGCGAACGAAGGTGGAACGCGAACGCTCGCTTCACCGTGGGGCAAGGACGTCATTTTCTTCTATCACAATCCCAGCGCGGACCTCGAAGACGTGTCGTTCGGTCACATGTACTTGGTTGAGCAACCTTTCTGGACCAAGATTTACGAAGACCCGAAACGAAACGGCCCGGCCGGCAGCATGAAGATTCTGGAAGTCGGAACCGAATACATGCTCGACAAGGGATATGTTGAGTCCTCGAGCTCCGACAAGTTCGCGGCCGGTTACCTCTACAAGTCGGTCATCGCGTAATGAGCGCCTACAAAGCACTCACCTCAATCCATCACAACGGCAAGCGTTATGCCGTTGGTGATGTTTTGGAGCTCAGTGACTTGGACGCAAAGCGCATCCCGCATGCCGTCGAGTTGGTTGGTGCCGCGAAAGCGGAACCCGTCAAACCGGCGGCTGTGGTTGTGCCCGCGCCCGCAGTCACTCCGCCAAACAACCCCGAAGTCAAAAGAGGCAAAAAATGAAGAAACGATATTTGGTTTTAGGGGCTCTGTTGGTTTCCGCCATCGCCCTTGCTGTTGGTCCGTACAACGCTGACCAGATTGGTCGATGGGTCCAAGGCCCGCTGTATGTGATGCCTAAGTCACTTGCGGCCGGTGTTACATCCACAAACGCGGTGACGCGCATGCTGGCTGGTAGCGAGACGGTCGACTTTGCTTCAGGCACAATCACCTGTGTTGATTCGACGGGCCACACTGTAACCGGGGCCCAGGTTGGCGACGCCTGCATTGTTGGGGCGCCTGCTGACGCAACGGCCAATGCGACGTTCAGCTGTTATGTGTCTGCGGCTGATACTGTCAAGGTTCGGTTTTGTCCTGCAGGGACGGCTACGAATCCGGCATCTGCGTCATACAAAACCAGAGTTATCAGCAATCAGTAATCCCTCAAGAAGGCGGTGGCACTATGGCTCTCACACTCTTTGGTGTCACCGCCGACAAAGTCAGGCTGCATTACTTTCCGCAAAACGACGAGTTTTCGGCAAACACGACGCCATCTGCGACAACGGTTGGTGAATTTATCGACCAAGAGGCCGGGCGCATTGCTGGCGCGCTGCTGATTAAAGGCATCACAGCTGCGGACATCGTGTCACCGTCGCCTGCATACTATGCATGCGCAGCGCAGCTTGAAATGCTGGTGGCGCTTCGCACGCTTGGTGTGATGAGTGGGCAGAATCCAGACTTAGCCAAGTCGTGGCAAGCGCGGATCGACGACTGGTTTACGAGGCTGGATAGAGACGGTTATTTGATTCTCGGTGACGCAACACTTCAGCCTCAGTCGAATCCCGACGGACCGACAACGCATATTTTGGTTTACGGACTCGACACCGGGGAAATCAGCGACGCGTCGAGGTTGGTACCGCGCCTGCGAAGGGATGACGAATTATGAGCGTCATTGGAATCAAGATTGAGTACGGCATCGGCGATTCGAACGGCGATGTTGCGCTTCAACGCTTTCAAGCCGCGATGGAACGCTTCGGGAATAATATCGAAGACTTTGGGAAATTCGTTTTCCCTCGCGTCACCAGTCTTTTTGAAAAGACAATTGACGGACAATTCCAAGCGCGCGGGCATGGCACAAAGGGCCCATGGAAAGCGTTGTCGGACGATTACAAGAAATGGAAAGACATTCATTTCCCTGGAAAGCCGTTGCTTGAAGCCACGGGAAATATGCGCGCAGGCCTGACGAATGGGTCGAGTGGGTATGCGTTTCGCGGAACCTCGCCGACGGTGCTCGCATTCGGGACACAGTCAGTGCCGTATGCCAGCTACCACCAGACTGGATCGCCGACTCTCCCAGTTCGGCCGCCGTTCGATTTTGGCTCTGAATTTGAGGACGACTTGATTCAGGCGATGCAATTGGGTGTCGTGGATGCTGCGCGAGACGCAGCTCTCGAGCTCGAGTCTGAAAACGAGAAGGCTTACTGGGCGGAAAAGAAATGAGCCCATCGCCCATTCAGATTGCTGCAAATGAGTTGCGCTCCTGGCTGCTTCTTAAACTCCCTGCGAAGGTTGCAGAGATAAACGAGGAGAGGCCTGCGAAACTTGTTGCCGCAAGGGCTGGCCCGTACACGATTGCCTCCGGCGCGGCAATTTCACTGGGCACCGGAAGAAGTGGACCATGGGAGTCGCCCGCGTTGACTGCGGGATCGAGAACAGCAACCCAGGTTGCGGCCGACTTAAACGCTGGCCTCACTGAACTGGTCGCCTCAGTGGACTCGCTCGACAGACTGGTGATTACGGCCGAGCCTCCAGACGCAGAGTCGACAACCATCAGCTGTGTTGCCCTTCAGGCAGACACGACGGCGAACGCGCCATTTGGATGGGCCGCCGGCGGTGAGCATGTCACGTCAGCGCCGCTGCGTGCGCCGACATACAGCGGCGTGTGCGACGGAAATCCTCTTTACCCTTTCGACAACTCCCAGGGCTTCTGGGTGGTGCTTGACGACAGAGAGTGCACTCTGTGGCCGGACGTCGAGACAGGGCGTCGACGGAATGAATTCCTGTGCACGTTTCAGGTTTT